GTGTAGAGAACAAGGAGGACGACTACCAACGCAAATTGAACTATTACAAGCTTATGAAGGGAGAGTAACCTTTCCTTTAGATTATAAAGACTCTTTCTGGAGCTCTACCGAGTCCTACTATAATTCGAGCAATGCTTGTACCGTGTACTTGAACCTCGGCTACACGCTCAATAGCGATAAGACTCTCAGCAGTTATTATGCCAGGTGTGTCCGCTCGGTGAATAAATCTTAATCAAAACAAGATGAAGAAGCCAACACTCAAAATGAACAAAGAGAACTCGGAAAAATCAATCAAGCAGATGGCTGAGCTGTATATGAATTACACTATGGGTCAATACCTTGAATGGTTTGAAAAAGAGGGTTTCAAGGAGTTTCAAAAATGGGTAACTATAAACAAAACAAGATGAGGAAACAAGGCTTTGAAACTCACTTAAAAAAGAAACTAGGCAAATGATAATTCAGGGAGATTGTATAGAAGTTCTTAAAACATTAGAAGATAACAGTGTGGACTCAATTGTTACTGACCCACCCTACGGAATATCCTTTATGGGAAAGAAATGGGATTATGATGTGCCAAAGATTGAAATGTGGAAAGAGTGTATGAGAGTTTTAAAACCAGGAGGACACGCTTTAGTAGCTTGTGGAACTAGAACTCAACATAGAATGGCAGTTAATCTTGAAGACGCTGGATTTGAAATAAGAGATATAGTGGCTTGGGTGTATGGGTCAGGATTCCCCAAGAGTCATAATATAGCAATAGCTATTGATAAACAAAGTGGAGAAATGGAACACAGGGGGCGGGCTACTGCTCACGCCTCTACACACCACCCAGACGGAACTAAGCACGACTCTGGTAAAGCTGTTGAAGCACATAAACCAATGAGTGAAGACAGTAAGAAATACGAAGGTTGGGGAACAGCTCTTAAACCAGCTATGGAATTATGGACTCTCTGCCGTAAACCTTTAGAAGAAAAAACAATAGCCTCCAATGTTCTTAAATACGGAACAGGTGGGATAAATATAGATGGGTGTAGGGTTGGAACTGATGATAAACTGCAAGTGCTAAAGAACGATACAGACGAGAAAGATTTAATGGGAAATATGAAAGGCAAAAATGCTAAAGGGAGAAAGATAGAATTTGTAGATAGTGGACAAGGCAGATTCCCTGCAAATTTAATCCACGATGGCTCTGATGAAGTAGTAGAGTTAATGGGAGACCCACAAAGATTTTTTTACACAGCTAAAGCAAGCAAGAGTGAAAGAAACGCAGGACTGGAGGGGTTTGAGGAAGTTAAAGTCTCTGATGGTAGAGATAAGGAAGCCGACAATGCTTTTCAAAGAGGTAAAACAATGAGAGTTAATTCACATCCCACTGTAAAGCCCGTGAAGCTCATGCAATACCTTGTCAGACTCATAACACCTAAAGGAGGAACAGTATTAGACCCTTTTATGGGAAGTGGAACAACAGGAATCGCAGCCAAAACAGAGAACTTTGAATTTATTGGAATAGAACTTGACCCTGACTATTGCAAGATAGCTGAGGCAAGAATTAAAAATACACCGACTAAACTATTATGAACACACATGAGCGAACTAGAACGATACAGCATCCACGCTCATATCCAGAAATACGGAATAAAAACAGACGATGAAGAACATACTAGCATATCTTAACGCAATATTTATAGCAGTTGGCATAACTATATTTGCAATCTCAATCATTATCTTAATTGTTGGTGCTAAGCTTATGAGTGATGGGATTGGAATGACAGCAAGTATTAAAGGATTATTTCAATGAACAAGAAAGCTGAAAATGGAAGAAAATGTCCACTCCACAAATACCACAAAGACTATGAACTATTCTGCAAAGGATGGTACAAATGTTCTAAGTGTGGAGGCTTCTTAAAATTGGATTGTGATGAGCAACACATAACTTATAAGATGTCAAGAAGCCCTAGCTATTGACAGACAGCCACCATGTGTGGTATAATGGACTCGAAAAGGTAAATTAAAAACGTCTTACTAGGCGATTGCCAAAACTATACCTGAAAAAACAAAAACTTTGGTCACTCAACCCTAAATACTTTTGAGACTAAAACCGTAGAGAGCACACACTCTTGAAATTTACGGCGAAATTTTACGGTGACTGGAGCTAGTTGCTTGACAATTATATATAAAGTATGCTATACTGTCCATATAAGCATTAATATATGTATATGGATTTAAACGAACAAATGCAGTACATGATTGACCATTACGATGAGCAGACTTACCCACAGTTTGCTGAGAAGTTTGGCGTTAAATACGTCACAATCGCAAAACGCGTTGAGAGACTCAAAAAAAGAGGTCTCTTACCAAATGAGAACAAAAGGATCCCAGGAAGCACAGACTACGAGGCTTTGAGAGCTCATGGTGCTGCAAAAAAAGCACAAAGAGATTTGTGGAAGAAAAAAACCGAGGAAGTTAGCTCGGCTCGTTGATATCGGCTCGGCTCGGCTCGGCTCGTTGATATTGTTATGGTCTCACATAACAAAAAACACGAATCGCCTTGCAAATTCGTGCCTTTTAGTGAAAAAGTGTGACTAAAAAGGAATTACTTTGTGATATCTTTTAAAATCTCTTTCTCAATAGCTATTAAATGCCGTCTAAGCTGTTGCAGTTGCTTGATAGTCAAGCAAAGTTCCAACTTTCTCAGTTGTTTGTAAGCTTTTAGTTTGTTGTCTTGATTCATTTGATTTTTGGAGCTTTAATGTTTAGCCAGTTAGCCATCAAGGACTTGAAATTCGTGCCTTTCTCTTGACTTGGATAGCCTTTTTCGTGAAAAATCGAAAATCTGACACGACCATTTTTGACAATACAACCAAAGTGACAATCGGTAAAACTTTCTTTTTTCTTGTCATTGATTCGGACACTCATTAAATCAGTCACTTGCCAAGATGGATATGTTTCTAGTTGTTCAACATCTAACTCCAAAAAAACTTTCTTTTTAAATAGTTTCATATAATTTGATTCAATTGTTAAGATACAGAATACAAGGCAGATAATTTCTGCATAAGATATACAACGTTTGTATATCCTAGTAAAAATCATTTTTTCAAGTGTATTTTTGCGTGGCAGTTGTTGCAGACCACCATTAAATTATCAGTTTCATTGTTCGGCTCGTTGCTGTTCCAACCATTGACAATTATTCACGTGTATACCCGTGAAACCATTCGCCGATTTTGTTTTTCTTCCCTCTTAAATGAGGAGCTTTACAGGTCTTACTTGATGTTTCTGGGTCTTGGCAATGTTCCTGTGCTTCTTCAAGCGTTAAATCGCTTTTGATTTGTTCGTTTTTTCCTTTTTCTCGGAATTCAATGATTTTATACATTGTTATATTTTAATTGTTAACCCTTGCCGACTCAAAGAGCCAGCAACGATTGACAAACTATTCATTTAAAACCCATTTTGACTTTTTTATCCACTGTTCAATTAAATTAATATCTATTTCGTCCTGCTTGGCGTGCCAAGTCATTTTACCAACAACGTCAATAATCCTTTTCAACGCTTCAAATGTTTCTTTGTTCATTTTTTATATTTTAATAGATTAAATTTCTACATCAAGCAAGGCTCGTTGTAACGCTCGCAAGTGTATTTTTTGCTCAAGCGTCGCATTTTTCCATAATAGCCACAATATTCCGTCAATTTTATCCATTGTTATATTTTAATTGTTAACCCTTGCCGACTCAAAGAGCCAGCAACGAATGACAATCATTAATGCTTTTCAATTTCAGTTATCCACTCCTCAACCTTTTGAAAATCCTCCCGTTCAATTTCCATATTATCATCAACGCCAATTAAAATCCGTTTCAACGCTTCAAGTGTTTCTTTGTTCATTTTTTATATTTTAATTAGTTAAAAGTTCATCAACAACAAAAACATCTTTGTTTTTGACTTTCAAAAGCCACAAAGTGCCACGATTGAAAGGTTTTGTTTCTCCTTGTTCTTCTCTTGGCTCGAGAAAATAATTACCGTAACTCATTCTACCCACTCTATAATTTATACCATTAAATAAGATTCTTTTACCATTTGACCAGTATTTAATTAAATCATCCTTGCCAATAACATCAATAAATGTTTTCATAATAGTAATTTAATAGTTAAGAGAAGTGTCAACCAGTCAAGCTTAAATCAGAATATCTCAGTCAACAATGCAACAGCGTAACGCTATAAATAGATTGTATCGCTAGTGTTGCAACAGCTACCCAAAAGGGCAACTGTTGAAACATTAAAAATTGTCTTCAAAGTTTTCAAGGTTTTTGGAAAGTTCCCGCAAACGTTTGGCGTATTGCTCAAAACTGAGGCAAACCACCGCATATTTTTCCAAACTATCTGCAATGTTTTCAAGCAGTTGACGCTCTGAATAAATATAACGCCCAAATCTTTGAAGTTTCTCTTTTTCCATAATTATCTATTAAAAATTAAATTAAACACAAGCATTCCAGTTAACACAGTTATTAAAGTAGTCATTTTATTATATTAAAGGTTAAGCTCTTATCTATTAATACACTAAGTATAGCAGATGTATTTCACTTGTCAAGACTATAAAACAGAGTTATCCACTTTGAGGCATAACACGCAAATTAACTAAAGTCCCAAAAACATGAAAGATAAAGTAAAAACGTTTGATTCAGCTACTTCTTCAGTTGAAAAAACAACAAAGAAACATAAAGGCTTCCAAGCTGGTGTTTCTGGCAACCCAAAAGGCCGACCAAAAGGCGCTGGACTAAGCATTACAACAGAGATCAAACGCAAGCTAAAAAAGAAATACAAAGGCGGCAAGGCAACATACCTCCAAAAGCTTATAGATAGTATAATGAAGAAAGCAATTGAAGATGGAGATACTCAAACCCAAAAACAACTATGGGCATATATAGATGGACAACCAACAGAAAAGAAACAAACAGAAGTCAAAGGTGGAATAGTTATCAGGCAGATTATGTATAACAATGACTACAATAAGGACATAATAGAAGCCAAGACTATAGAAATAGAATGACAATCAAACGCATAAAGTACCCAAACAAGTATAGAGGAATAAGTATCAAAGGTAGATTATACAAGATAGAGATAAAGGTTAACATCTTTTATAGATTAAGACATTAGTTATTATAAGGTTTTATTGGTTTTCCCTCAATTATATAGAAATCACGCATAAACTAACCCATACAATGAGATGTAAGCACCCTTTAATGATAGGCAAGGTATGTAGAGACCTAGATAGACAAGAATAACAATGGCTTAACCACGCTTATCAGTCAAACCCCCGTATATTTAACACTCATTGGCTTACCTAACACATACTACATATGAGTACAATAGGCATATGAAGCACAATAGGCACAATACACTCACATACATGCACGTATAGACAACAACAAACAAGGGCATGGCTTAGACAAGGCATTATAAAGACATGATTGA